ATATATAATTAAATAATATATAATAATATATAATAATAAGTATTTTTAATATTTTACTTAATACTTAATGTTTAATATTTAATGTTTAATGTTTAGTGTTTAATGTTTAATGTTTAATGTTTCAATAAAAGGCTTTATTAGTATTATATATATTTAAATTTTTATACGTTCTGTCATTTATAATGCCTATTAGTATTATTAATCTTCTACATGTAAATTGTTAAGTAAATATTTTATTTATATTAGTTTCTAGATTCACAATAGTGTTTGCAATTTGTTTATGGAATTCTATATCAAAATTTTTATTGTTATTTACTTCTACAGCAGAATTCCAACTATGTACTAAACATACATCATAAGTATTTGTATATTTTGAATAATTTCTTAGTTTATTATTACCCAATAAACTTGCTACTGTACTAAAAGTACTATATTTTACACCTTGTAAAATTTCTTTACATTTTGATAAACAAAACATATCTAAAACACTATTATAATTATAATAATTATCTTTGTTATCATAATCAACATTTAGTATTTTTATTTGCTTATTATTTGAAATATTATTTATACGATTTATTATTTCAAGTTTCCAATCATTATCTTCACTAGCAATAAAAAATATAGGTTCTTCTTCATCCATAATTATATTTTTAACATCCTCTAATAATTTATCTGTAATTATTATAAATTCATTTGTTAAATTTTCATGTCTAATATCACCATAGTCATTAACTTTATCAGTTTTTCTCAGATGAATCCCGTACGCTTTTTCTATATTATTCGGTATTTTTTGTAATATAATTTCAGAAGGTTGTATTATTTTTTTTGAATATTCAACAAAATCATTAGATATTTGTTCAAATGTTATTTCATTAAAAAAATGTTTAATAAATTCATAAAGTTTATATGGAGAAATGGAACCTGAACAATTATGAGAAATTACATAAAAATTATGTTTTTCATTAGTAATTGTTATTTCATTAAAGTTAAATAATCTCATATCATAGTTATTATTGCCCCAAGGTTTATATAGATTCCCGTCAAATGTTACATTTGGTTTATAATTAAGATATTTACACAATATAAAAAATCCTATTAAATCTAATAATTTATCACCTAATCCACTATATAATACAATACTAGCATTATTATTTTCCATTTTTATATAGTATTATTATTTAGTTATTTTTTAAGTTAAAAATAACAAAATAATATTTAAATATGCGTGTAAAATATAATAAAGTTGTAATATAAAAAACATTATGCTTATAAAAAAACACTTCTTTGAAATAACACATCATGTAATTATTTTAATATTACCAATAATATTTATAACATTACCATTAGTATATATTAAATACATAACATGGATACCATTAGCAATAGCATTTAGTTGGATAATTTTTAATGGTTGTATAATAAATACATTACACGATAATAAAGCTAATATTAATACTAATCAAACAGATAATATAACCCCTATTTTAAAATTATTTAGTAAAAAATTAGTCAATTATATAAACAAAAAATATTTACAAAATACAAATAGAATAATTTATATTAGTTTTTTTTATTTTATATTACTCATAACAATTGCGTGTTATAGATTAATTTATAATATTAATGTTATTAATATATGAAAATAAAATTGAAACTATTATAAAGACTTTAATAATATAAACATAAAGTATTATATTGTTAAACAATAAATGAGTATTTATAGTGAAACAAGTCAATATAGTGAAACAAGTCAATATAAATACAATATATTAGATGTTATTAGTAATAGAGTTATTTTATATAAATACTTGGAAGATTTGAATTTATATATAAAAAATAAAACACTATACGAAATTATAACATATGCTAGGAATATATGTAATGGTCTCCCTAGTGAAGAAGATTTAATTGAAAATTTAAAATCGGATAAAAATACTAAAGATAAAGGACTAACTGGAAAAATTATAGAATATGGATTGTTTGGTCAAAAACCTAATAATGATTCAACTCCTAATATTATTAAATTGGGTTATGATATAAAAACTTGTGTATTTAAGTCTCTTAAAAATGGTGGAAAAAATGCAAAAGAACGGCAAACATTAACAAATTGTGGTACTACAAAAAATTATGAAACCACTAAATAATAATTTACAGCAGTTATTTTATAATTATTACTTTTACGAGTAGTCATTATAATAATGGTTTATTATTTTATAAAAAAAATTGATTTGAAAAACTAATTATAATTAAATGGAAAGAATAACAAAATGGAAAATAATACCAAAATGTCGTTAAATAAAACTAATTTAAATAAATGGGTTGAACAAGGGAAAACTATACCTATATGCATTAATGAAGGTTGTGAAAATAATGTAGCTATAAGGCACTGGTCTGCACAAGGCGACCCGTCTTTAAAAACAGAATGTTCAAGATGTGCAGATGCGAGAAAAAGAAATAAAAATATTGATGGTATTACATTTCATAAAAAAAAATATTGTGAAAATAAAGATGGAATATTAGGGTTTATATGTCCTATGGATAAAGAGCGTTACAGCGAATTTCCAAGCGATATATACCATATGGATCATTTAGACGGAAACCATCACAATAATTCATTAGACAATTTAAAAACATTTTGTGCTATTTGTCATACTCGTAAAGGTAAAGAAAGTGATGACTTTAATGCGTTTAAATCATCAAGCAGAATTCATAAAGTTTGATACATATATTAAATTTATTAATTTATCTTTTGAATAAGATTTATATTTACAATCATTATTTACCAGTTGATAAAGATGTTTTTTGTTAAACTTATTTATTTTTTTTTTAATTTGGTCCTCATTTAAATTAACATAATCATCTTTGTTTATTGATATAGATTGATTAGTAGATTGTTTTGTTATATTTTTAATTCTATTTTCAAATATGGTTATATAATCCTTATGTATTTCAAATCCTATACTTTTTCTATTTAATTTAAACGCAGATATTAGGGTTGTTCCTGAACCAACAAAAGGGTCTAAAATTAAATCTCCACAAAAGGAATAATATTTTATTAGATTAGCAACCAATAATTCTGGATATGGAGCTGGATGTTTAGATTTTGTTTCTGGATTTATTTTCCATACATTAGTTCTTTCATATCCGTCATTAACCTTACTATTTAATGATGTAATAGCATCATACCCTCTCACTATTTTATCTATTAAGAATTTTGATGGTTTTTGAAATATAAATATATATTCATTAATAATATTTGGTTTATATGCGACAGGTTGTCTATGTTGGTAAAATCCGCCATTTCTATTTTTTGCTGAACCTTCTGGCTTCACCCAAATAATATCTTCAATAAATTTCCAACCAATTTCTTCCATTAAAGGAACAAAATGAAATGCTAATGGTATTCTACTGCTTTCACTATTACGATTTTCTCTTTGAATTAATATATTACTTAAATTTACGCAACACATTCTACCATCCTCAGTAATTTCATATATTAATGTAAATACATTTTTTAGTGTATTTAAATATTCTTTATAATCTGTATAAGATACATAATCTTTGACATTGTAATATGGCGGTGATGTAATTGTTAAATGAATTTTTTTATTATCATTCTTCATATCCGTCAAACCCTTTATACAACACGAATTAATAATCGTGTAATCCGTTGTTGTAATTTTATATGTATTTGATGGTTCAACTTTAGTTTCATTTTCTTCAACTTTAGTTTCATTTTCTTCAACTTTAGTTTCATTTTCTTCAACTTTAGTTTCATTTTGTTCAACTTTAGTTTCATTATTTTTATAATCATAGTTTATTTTAATCATCTTTTCAGCAACAACTTTTTCAATTATTTCTTCAATTTTGCTTTCAAAAACACAAGGATTTTTTTTAGTAGTGTGTTTGGTATAATGACCCTTTTGAGTAAATTCTTTTCCGCATTTTTCGCAACTATATTTAACCATTTTTCGTTGTTATAATATAGTATAATATTATATTTTTAAATCAAATTTTTTTATAATTAATTTTAACCATTTTTAGTTAAAACTTCTAAACATTCCTGAATTTTGAAATATATAATAAAATGTATTTTATTAGAACTAAAATCGGCGTTTGAAATGTAAAAAGGTGTAATAAATCAATTTATTTATCAATTTTTATAATAAATTGATAAATATTTATTTAAAAAGAAAAAAACATTTTTGTTAGTGTAGTTTCTACACAGAAAATTCTATGAATAAATATTGAAGCTATTAATAATATAAAAAATATTAAGTACACATTACTTTTCAAATAAATATTTATAATATAAGCAGCAACAAATGTTAATAGTGTATCAACTATTGCAATATAAAAAAAATCTTAATGAATGACCTCCTTGTCCAACTTTTCCAAATATATCTCTATATTTACATAAACTCATAGGCTAATATATATTAATATTTTAATTAAATTATAATAATATATAAACGATACTATTTTTCAATTAATTTAATGGCTTGATCACACGCAATTTGCTCGGCCTTTTTCTTAATCTTATGCTCTGCTTTTGTTAAAAACACTAATAATTTGTCTTGTTTTTCTAGTAAATCATGAATTGCTTTAAATGAACCTAATTTGTCAAAGTTAACAGCATTACTAATTTTAACATTATGAATATTTTGTCCAAAGCAAATATAAAGTCCCATTACATATAATTTATCATTATCATCATCGTCATCAAGTCTAGGACTTCTTAACTCTACATAATCAGGAGTAATTTTGAACTCTTTTTGAATAATTACTTGAAGTTTATTTTTATAATTATCATCATTATTAATTAAATTAGTCCAATCTACATGCTTTTCAAATACATTTTCTACAAAGATTTGTGCCATTTGTAGTCCTGGACCACAATTAAATACATTTTCAAACCATCCATATTCATCTTTAATAGAAATACGATTAAAATCTAGGAAAATAGCACCAATAAATGCTTCAAATAAGCAACCTAATTTTTTTAAATTATTGCGAATATTCTTATCTTCAGCATGCCGTGAAATAATAAAATATTTATTTAACCCCATTTCAAGTGCTAATTTTCCAATATGCTCATTTTTAACTAAAGCAATCTTTTTTTCAGTCATAAATCCTTCCTCGGCTTTAGGAAAACGTTTATATAAATAATATTTAGTAATAAGTTCCAAAACTCCATCACCAAGAAATTCTAGACGCTCATTTGATTTAGTTTTAAGTGGTAAACAATTTTCTGGTTTATCGGAAATAACAATATTGGCAATGGAATTTTCTAATTTAGGACGTTTTGTATAAGATTTATGAATAAATGCTCGTTTATATAATTCAATATTAAATGGTTTAGTAAAAATTCCGTATTTTGATAATAATTCTTGAACATTGGCAATACTAATTTCATTATTATTGCTATTATATGGATTAAAAATTAACTCTTCATTATCTAATTTTAAATGGTTAATGCTTGTTTGTAACTCATTGTCAGAATTAGATTCTTCATCGCTATTAACATCTTTTAAACAATTATTGTTATTTAATTTGACTTCACCACAAATCATAGTATTTCAAATAATATAATTATAAATTAATATATTTAAGACAATTTTAATTTTTATTATTTTTTATATTTAATTATTTATTTTTTTCACAATTTATTTATTTATTTTTTTTACAATTTATTTATTTATTATTTAATTATTTTATTTAATAATAAAAAAATAAAATAATAAGTATTATTATAAAAAGATGCCAGGTAAAAAAATTTCTAAATTCGGTAGCAACTTATATACAAACAATACAAACGTCTTTGGTTCAATGGCAGGTTTAAATTCAACCGTTGGTGTAAGACCAAATGTTACAGGAATAGTAGGTTACAAATACGATAATTTACCCAAAAATGCTTTAAATAATGGTTGTGTGCGAAACGCAAGTTCCGCACAAAATGTGCAGTGTGCTAATTTTTTACCTAAAAAAGCACTAACTTTATATGATCCAGTTCGCAACAGAAATATACTGGGTTAATAAATTATTAGATTAATAAGTTACCAATAAATTACTATTATTAAACTATAAATAATACTAATTTAAATAATTTTTAATATACATTAATTAGTATAATAATTATGCAATTATTAATAGATTTACGAGAACCTAAAACATTAGTAGATTATATTAATTCTTTAAATGAAGCTTCGAGTATTAAAATTACGATTGTCCAAAAAAATTTAACTATAGGCGATTATGTTTTTTATGATGAAGTAAATGCTAAAGAACTATTAATTATTGAGAGAAAATCTCTCTCTGATTTAGAAGCATCTATTAAAGATGGACGTTATAATGAACAATCATTTAGATTAAATGAATGCAGTTTACATAATCACAATATAATTTATTTATTAGAAGGAGCAATAATTAAATACAATCCAAAATTTAGGAGTACATTATATTCATCATTGTTTTCTCTCAATTATTATAAAGGGTTTTCGGTTATTAATGTTTTAAATCAAACAGAAACGGGGGATATATTAATGGCTTTTGCTTCTAAGTTATTAAGAGAAAATAAACCTGGATTTTATAATGATCTAAGTAATAATGGCGAAAATAATAACATAAATTATATTAGCACACTTAAGACAACAAAAAAATCACATATAAATAGTAGTAATATATTTCAACTTATGTTAATGCAAATACCTGATATAAGTAGCGTTTCCGCATTAGCCTTAGCAAATGAATTTAAAAATATGGAAAATTTATTAAATGCTCTTAAAAGTAGTAATCTGGATAAGTTAGAAAATATAAAACTGGCAAGTGGGCGCAAAATAAATAAAAAAATAATTGCTTCATTAAAAGAAAATTTAGTTTAAATATTATTAAATTATATTATTACATATTATTATAATAATATATAATATATAATATAATATAATAATATAATATATAATATATTATAAGCATATGCCTAGTAAAGAAGAAATAGAATCTTCTAGAATACCTACTAGCTTATTTTTATTAAGTACTATTTTATTAAGAGCAACAACTAGAACTACTTTAGAAGATAAAGATGAAAGAGAAGAATATGAAAAAGATGAAGAAGAAGATGAAGAAGATGAAGATGAAGATGAAGATGAAGATGAGCATGGTGAAGAAGGAGATGAGCATGGTGAAGAAGGAGATGAGCATGGTGAAGAAGAAGAAGATGAAGATGAGCATGGTGAAGAAGATGAAGAAGAAGATGAAGATGAGCATGGTGAAGATGAAGCACCAGCTGAAGCACCAGCACCAGCTGAAGCACCAGCACCATCACCAGAACTACTAGCACCAGCTGAAGCACCAGATGAAGCACCAGCACCAGCACCAGCTGAAGCACCAGCTGAAGCACCAGCACCATCACCAGAATTAGCACTAGCACCATCACCAGAATTAACACCAGCACCAGAATTAGCACCAGCTGAAGCACCAGCACCAGCACCACCAGAATCAAAACGATCACGAAAATTACCACCACCACCATCAACACGAGTAACACGTTCAGCAGCAGCAGCAGCAGCAGCAGCAGCAGCAGCGGCAGGATTATTACCAATAGCACCAGCACCAGCACCAGCATCAGCAGCAGGATTATTAACACCGATTCGTGAAGGAAGCAGAGAAAGCGAAGAGAGTTATAAAAGCATAAGTGAAGAAAGAGAATTACAAGAATTACAAGAATTATTAGATAATTTAGACGAAAAATTTTTAAATAATTTAAAAATTTTAAAAATATTAAAAGCTATAGATACTATTATTGATACTGAAGAT